AATCCAGACGCACCAAATCCTCCTAATGCTCTAACATAAGCTCTCGCGATGTTTTGAGAAACATAGAGGAAAAGGTCTTCGCTTCCGTATAGTGAAGAAGGAATAGCGTCAACGATGCTACCAAGCTCTGTAATTACGTTAGAAGCAGTTACAGTAGTACCGGCAACTTCTTGAGCGGCTGGTAAGTCAGCATCAACCGCGATTTTAGTAGTTAAACCGTCAAACTCTCCGGTGTTAGATGTATTTCCCACCCAAATGTTTTGCTCAGTTTTTTCAGCTACTTTACCGATAACGTGCGCTAATAAGAAATCAGCGAAAGTAGGAGGTAAAGAGTCAAATGCAGAAAATCCTTGCTCAGCAGCTTCCCAATCAGAGTGGAAATCGCTCTTACAAAGCTCAAGGTTTACGTTGAACTCATCCGGTTGTAGAATTTTCTCTGTTAAAGTCAAAGAACCGGCATCAGTAAAGTCGCAAGTTGCATCAACGATGATACCGCTTGTAGATACTTTTTTGATTACTTCTTTGTATTTAACATTAGGCTTTACTGTGATACCGCCGTTGGCGATTGTAGAGCCTTCAAGTAGGGCAGCGGAAATGTACTCTTTCGCAAATTCCCCTGCATAAGTAGTAGTAATACTAGGTGTTGGCATTTTAAATCAATTTATTTATTAAATAATCTATTATATACTCTATCGTATGTAGAGGTTGGTTTGTTTTGCGAAATTCTTCTCATTTTTACTTCCGGTTTCGCTTCCGGATTGTGTTTAATAGGTTTAGCTCCGGCAGTCTCAGAAAGCTCTTGTTTTACTTGCTCTTCTACTTCTTGCTTTGCAAGTTCTTCGTTCTTCATTTTTCCGAGTTCATCCTTTACATATCCTAACTCCTCTTTCATTTCTTCGATCATAGGACTGACCGCCGCGACTACTGCCTCAACGATTTGGTTCATTTCGTCTTTATGCTCATCGTCGTGTTCTAATTCGACATCTTCAGGAGTCTCTTCCGATAGCTCTTCCGATTTTTCTTCTTCGGCTTCTGCTTCGGCTTCTTCACTTTCTTCGGCTTTAGGCTCATCGGCTTTTTGTGAACCGGTAGCAACTTCGTCCGCTGAAAGCTCTTCTTCTGTCATCTCTTCTTCTTCTTTTGCTTCACCTAGAGATGCGATTACACCTTCTTCTTCGACTACGATAGTCTTTCCATCTTCCATAGTGTATTCTCCAATAGGTAGTGGCACTTTTTCATCTTCTGTAATAATGAAAACGCTTTCGCCTTCTGCAAATGAATCCGCTTCGATAACTGTACCATTTTCTAACTTCATCTCTTCTAGCTGAACCTTTGCTTGAAGTAACGTAGTTATTCTAGATAGCATTTCGCTTGGCTTCATAAATAATTAATTAAATATTAAACATTTATATAATAACGGGACTATAAAAAAATTTGCATTTTTAGGCGTTACATTCTTCGCAAGTATCGAATACGTCGCCTACTGAAACTATATGAGTACCCTCTTGCTTTTGCTCTCTTACTACGGTATGGCATCCTGTATCTCCATTTTCGATAGTCATATTATATGTTTTACCTACTTCTAATGTACCGTGATAATGTAAATTGTGGTGATGTCCGGAGGCGCAATCTAAAATATAATATCCTTGCCAAGGTGTATCGAATAATTCACTAGCAGTTATTCTTCCTATTCCTTGAGCGTGTAGAGACCCGTCGCAACAATCTATTGAATACGTCTCGGTATCCCAACAAAGACAAGCTCTGCGACCTCCTTTTGGACTTGTGTACTTATTTTTCATTTAAAGGTTTTCATTTTATTGATAGCCCAATTTATTCCGGTAGTACCTCCCCAAGCGTCCCACATTATACCTCCGCATCCTTCATCGTAGGGTACTTTACTATTTTGTTTGTGTCTATTAAACGATGCCATTCTCGCGATTGTGTCTCGGCTAATGCGCTCTTTGTTAGCTAATTGACGGGCGCGAGTCCACCCCGTTTTCGTCCCGCACTTAATGTCGTTTTCTTCTTTGTACTTAATTGCTCTTTTTGCGTTGTTACTAGCGGCTTCCGGATAGTCGTTAAAAGTTTCTAATTGATATATAATCATATCCTTTTTAATAGATAGCAATTTTTTACCGGCTTCGATTTCTGAGCTTAAATCCTCGCCAATTTGTTCTTTAGGTCTTTCAGCCTTATCCGCAAAATATCCTTCAATAGAGAATCCTTTTACCATTCCGGTTTTGACAAATTCTTGCCATACTTGATCATTATTTACTTTTATAGACCCCGCCCAAGTTCCTAGAGGTAACTCCATACCGTATAGTGACGTTTTATCTTTTTGTTTATCCTCTACAATCCAAGACTCGACTAAGGAAAGACCGTTTATTTTTTCGAAGTGTTCGTATGTCGCGTTGCTTTGATTCCCCTTCATTAAATATAATTCAGAGGCTTTACGCACCGTATCTTTTGTAAAATAGATATAATACTCATCTTCACCGTCTTTTCGATATATAGGCTTATTAGGCACTAATATAGCACCCATTAACAACCTCTTCTCATCGTCTACTTTTGCGAATTTATATTCCTTTTGTTTATTCAGAGCAACAAAATTCTCCTCTATCGCAGGACTTTCTACAATTGAGATAGCGTCTATTCCACTATGCTCATCGTTTTCGTCTATGATTAATTCAACTATTCTCATATTATATTAACGGTTTTTTGTAAAGTTTTGCATTATCCTAAAGCGGATTTCGTTTCAATTTGTCTATCAAGCGCTTGAGCGTTTGTTACTTCGGTACTTACTACATACGCTTTTGCCGGTTTCGATTGTTGCCCTCCTATCGCGTCTGCTAGTTGATTAGTGGGGTTTGCGCCTACTACGTTAAATGCCGGCGGTGCTGAACCTCTTGGAGTCGCTATTGTGGATGGGCTTTCTGTATTAACGGCGGTTATATCCTTAACTGTTTTGAATCCGGTTGCTAATACTCCGGCGATACTCACACCTCGTTGTATAGAGGCGAATGGCTCGGGTAGTGTAGACTTACTAGCCAATACTTGCGTTACTCCTAAATAGGTATTCATAATCGCTTGAGCTATCGCCGCTGCTTTTCCCGCTTTAGAGTTTTCTCCTAATATGTCAGCTAGTGCGCCGAAGGTATCGGCAACGACCGCCATTTTTTGTTGGCTTAAAAGTTTCTCAGCTTCCAAAGATTGTCTATTGAGCTCATCTTCTCTTAATCTATAATCTTCATCGAGTCTTAATTTTTCGGCTATCGCATCTGCACGAGCTTGTGTACCGATTCCGGTAGCTTCTATTTGTGCATTTACTCTGTCAAGCTCTATTTGTTTTTCGAGTGCTAACGCCTCTTGTAGTTTTTGTATTCTATTGACTTCTATAAGTTCTAGCTCAGCGCTTGAGTTAGCTTGAGATATTGCTATCTCGTTCTCGACTTCTTTTTGTGTTTTTAATAGATCAAGCTCCTCTTTCCTAAGAGCGTTGATGTTTGTTTTTTGCTCAGATTGTAAGCCGGTAACTTTTGCCTCGATTGCTATTAATTCCGTATTTAAACTATATAGCTCATTCGTTAATTCAACGCTTTCACCTTCGGCTTCTATACGAGCATTAATGGCGTCGATTCTTGATTGCACCGTTGCTTTTTCTGCATCGGCTTGCTCTTGTAATACTTTACCTAGCTCTTCATTTGCTTTTATTCTATCGGCAATCGATTTACTTTCATCGTCTCTAATTTGTCTTTGCACCTCTGCTTCTCTATCGAATTGCTCAACGAGTCTTTGTTGTTGTAACGCTAAAAGCTCATAATTCTTTTCGTTTTCTACAATCGTTTTTGCTTGTTCAACGGCTCTTTTTACGTTTATTTGTTCTACGGCATCGGCAGTAGCCTTTGCAACTCCTTGCGCTAAACTACCAACTTCTCCAACCGCTTCAACAAAACTATCTTTTATATCACTACCGGCTTGACTTATTCTTTCTCCGGTTACTTCTAAAGATGCGTTTGTGTCATCTATCGATTTTTGCAACTCTTCTATTTTTGCGATATTGCTCCCGTCTGTAAATTTAGTCCACGCTAATTGCGCCTTTTGAAAGCCTAAAACTATTCCTTGGATACTACCTACCAAAAGATTAATTCCAAGCGATAGAGAGCCTCCTATCAACTTTCTGAGGGCGTCAAAACCTCCGGTAAGCTCCGAGACCTTTTTAAACATATCTACAAATACACCGGATACTTGAGTAAATACTATTTGAATGCTTTTAAATACCGTATTAACCGCGTCTGCGACTTCTTGATTACTCATCATTACTTCGCTCAACTTATCTACGGCTTTCATAACTAATGCAAATCCGGCGGCTTTCATAGCAAGTCCGATACCTTTAAAACCGTTAGCGGTACGGGTAAGAGTTTTTGCTAATACACCTTGCTCTTTAGCTTGTTCTTTAGCCGCTTTCTTTATCGCCTCCATTTCTTTCTTCATCGCCTCTTGTGCGGAAAGAGCATCGTTGAGTCTGTGGTTAAGCTCCCATATTTGGTCGTTAGCGTCTTTTACATCCGCTTTTAATTTTAATACTATCGATTGCATTACTTCATTTTTATTTGTTTCACAATATCCGAGAAAGACATAGGCATTTTATATTTACCTAGAGCTATGTCGATATTCTCTCCACGTATATTTTCTTCTTTGGCTACTTCTAAAAGGGTTATAATATTTTCTAACATAATTATGGGCATTCGTAAACTTCTATCACTTCTGCGGTGTTAGTATTCACTTGGATTATATATTTTGCAATACCTCTATACGAATCGTTTGGATCAGCTTGTGTTAATATTAACGTTATGTATATACCGGTTCCGGCTAACCAAGACGCTGGGAATGAGTTAGCTCCACCGTTAAAATTAAAAGGTTGACCAAAAACATCTATTCGTATCTTATCCCCGACTACCGGATTAGCTCCCGTACCATTATGCACCGTATCATAAACCGTTGGCGATAGAGTATTATAAGAATTACCACATACTAAATTACCGACTTGCTCAGCTTTTCCTACGAAGAAGTATGGACTAGGGTTTGAGTACAAAAATGTTCCGGCATCGTAAGTACCGCTAAAAGTAGTATCGCATAAATAAACGGCTTGGATTTCAGCAGTTGCGTATTCGATAACTAAATAACCCACAACCGGTCTATACAAATTCCCGTTTTCAAGTCTGTTTTGAACATTATCTAATAAAGCAATCGCAAAATAATTAGTCCCACTAAATGTACTAGGGAAAGAGTTTGCGCCTCCTGTATAGTTCGGTATTCCGTTTGTTGTTTTAAATGTATAGTAATCTCCAACTGACGGATATATAGTGCTTCCACTATGTCTACCACTTCTTGATGTAGTCTCTTGACCGCAAAGCGCATTATAATACAGAGTGTATACGTTAGCTTCTATTTCTGTTTGAGTGGGTATCGTTGAGTAACCGGCACTACCATATCCCGCATATTGATAAAACGAAGGCACTGTACCCGTTGACGTATTAGTCCCCGCATTTGCTATTGTACTTTGAGAAAATACACTACTCACTACGTTAGCCTCATTAAATAAATCACTATTATTTGTTTTAGCGTAAAACCTTCCATATCGAGTCGCGGTGTGAGTTAGTCCTGTAATCTTAGTTGTTTTTTCTCCTATCGGTAATATAGGCTCACCGGTTTGTCTAATAGTCGATATTGTAGTTACACTTGAGTTTGCTTTTAATGTGTCAATATCGCTTGAAGATAAATCGCTTTCATTATTAGCAATAAAAAAACCAAATTCGTCAATATTATTTACGTTGCAAATCGTTCCGGATGTCGTTATGCTATATTTGAAAGTTATACTCGTAGAGTCTCCCGTATGTAATCCAGTCGTTATTGTTGGCGCGGTTACTACGCAAGGTTGGAAGTTAGTCGCCGGTGCTTCGTTTGATTGTATATTCTCAGGATTTTCTACACTTTCGGGCGGTAAGTCTAAACCATCTGCGCTAGTGTCTGAAATATCAGCAGTTAAATATGTTATATCAGCGGTGTAAAGTATATCCTCAGAAATATCAAAAGTAAAATTATTTAACACCGTTGGAATAGCATCCTCTCCAATTATATTTACAAGTTCTAGTTCGCTTTTATTAGTTTCGAAATTAGTCGTGATCTTATTAATTCTATAAATATTATCGAACACTATTATTTTGTCAGCGAGACTCAAATTCTCTATAATATTCAAAGGCAAGTATGCGCTAAATTTTGTAATGCGTTTATTTTTGCTGAATAAATCGACTACATAATCCTCATAAAAAGTTTTAAATAAAGTTTTTTCGTTTGGCTCACCGGTGTATTCGTCTATCTCAGCGTGGAAATTTAAAGATTGCGGATTTGACTCGAAACCGAAAATATTTAACGAGGTAATACTATTAGAAGGCATATACATAGCCGATAAACGCGCATAGGAGCCGTCTAATTTAACCGCTTGAACTAATGATACAGTTTGTATAGGGTAAAAAATAAGAGGCTTAGAGACGCTAGAATCTTGTTTTGAGTCTGTATGCCACCCCCATTGTATTGTAGGCTCATTTGTTGCGCTAATATCTACGAGCTTCTCCATTTTCATATGCTCGAAAGGGACTTTTATCTCGTATGTGTCGCCTTCAACTTTATCGGTTTCATCGTATTCTAGCTTCCCCCAATCTTTGTTTCCTAATTGATAGTGATTTTTAGCTAAAAAAGTATCGGTAGCTTCATAACCAATATTGACTCGTTTAAAAGGCACTAGCGAGTTTGTAGTAGAGGCATTAGCGTCTATGTATTTTGTAACGTCCCAAGTAGAGGTTGAACTAGCGTAGTAATCGTTAAGGGGTTGCACTTTAATTGTACCATCGTCTAATAAATACGCCGTTAAGTTAAACATCTTAAATAAACCTACTATAAAATCTAGCACTTTCATTTCCGGCATATTGCTCGGTACGGATATTGACTCGCCAACTCCGATAGTTGCAGAGCCGGTAAATGAGATTTCTTTTTCTCTTCTTAACGTTATTGAGGCACTAGGTTTTTGTTTTACTATTATCTCGGATGTAAACGTTCCCGAGTCTGAGGTTTTTATAAAAAATGTATAGTCTCCGTTTGGTATGTCGATTTCTACAACCTCCTCATTTAACGCGACTCCGTTTCGAGTTGTACCGTTTAGCCCTGTAAATTCTTTAAAGTCTTCGCCGTTCTTTTTTATTAATATGCTATAATCTTGAGTAGAGGTTGTCGTAATTTGGACTATAAGCGTTCTATTAAATTTATCACTATCGTAAACATTCGAAAAATAAGCATTTCTTACACCGGTAATATCTTGCGTATCTCCACTTATACTAGAAAATCCGCTCAAAGTATATTCAGCGTCTTGATCTGAGAATAACGCGCCCTCTTTTTTGTGCATCCACATATAGAGGTTATTAAAGACTGTATTCGAAGAGTCTAAGAAATCATCGCTAAATGATATATTATAATGAAGCTCAATAGCTCTAATTATCGCATAGAGCCTTATAGCGGGTTTTAATTGATTAAAATATACTCCTCTAGCCGTAGTCGTTAGCATAGTGCTATAAACGTTAAAACTACCGGCGGTATCATCCCCCGAGTCATATATGAGTCTATCCGTATGAGTTATTAAGGGGAATATAATCGCATCGCTTATTTCTTTTGAGCCTATAAGACCATCGTAACCGTCAGTTGCGTAGGTCTCGATATTAGAGTCTGTATAATCAAAATCTAATTGCGACAACTCTGTCAAGCCGGATAACTTGTCTTCTCCGAAAGTATCTTTTAAGGATATTGTGTCACCGTAGAAAGTTAATTTATAGGTGTGAGGCTCGTTATTTTTTAGATCAGTACCCTCTAATTTGATACGACCCTTTTTAAACGGCTTATAATTTAGATGTAATTCAGCTACTTTTTTCTTTCTAGCGTCAAAACCGTCAATGTGATAGTTATAAAAATGCTTAAATACTTTGTTATTATTCTTCGATGCCGGTACGCTAAACGTTCTCGAGAAATCGGTTAGCACTTTTTCTATATCTCGTACATCTTGTATAGATTGTGTCAAGTTAATCGACTCATCGCTATATAGCTCGACCTCTTGTAATACGCCCGAATCGTTCTCTATGTAGAGTTGTATTTGTAGCATTTATCTTATATTGTTTATTTTATTAAAGCCAAACTCAAAATCAACGGTGTAATCTGTCAATCTATTATTTAGTGAGGTTTTAAATTGCAACGATTTACTCAAAGGTATAATTGGGAGTATGTTTCCTTCGTAATTTATCCAAGCGTTCTCTGTAAGGAATAGCTCCTCAATAGTTTGATTCATATCCTCGTGTATAAATCCTGTATTTAACGTTAGCTTAGTTTTAGCGTTTACGTTGTACCTTTGGTTTTGAGTATCCTTTAAGGAATATGACACATTATCGGTATCGACTATATTTCTTTTATATAGCTCATCGGTCACCGTAAATGACTCGGTTGTCTTTTTAAAGAAGTATAGGTCTTGTAAAGCTCCATATTTGTTAGCAAAGGTAACTTTATACGCTGTGTATTTTGGTTCGCATATATTGGTAACCGTAATCGTTTTTAATAGTGTGCTATCATCCGTATCATATATCTGAATAGTATCGCTATCAGCGGGTATAGTAACATATTGTATTTTTTGGTTAGAATGACCGTTGTCTGTTATTTGTGTATCGCTTGAGTCAATAGTAACTTTTCCTACACCTTCCGAAAAAATAGGCAACTTACCGGCTACGCCTTCGGGCAAATAAATATGATTAGAGCTTATTAACGCATTTCTAGAAAGCTCCGGATTTATTTCATCTTCAAAATACCCATACCCATCGGTTGCTATATAATTAAAGGTCTCCGGATTTCCATATGTAAAATCATTCCCGTTAGTGTCTTTATAATAAGCAATTGCCGTTACCCAAACGGCGTGTGAGTTTGTAGATGAGGCATAGTTGTCAAAATCGATTGTGATATAATCTCTGACAAGCTCAGCTATCTCTAAAACGATATTACTTTTACCGCTTATTTTTGATTTGTTAATTGTGTATGCTAGGTTTCCTTCGGTATAACTTCCAACCGTACCTTGATAAACGTATAATTTTAATTGTACACTTCCTAAAGCCATTTTTCTAATTTATTATAATTGCGCTCCTGAACCTGAACCGGCTACACCGCTAGAGCAATTCCATTCTGTTACGGTTTGTATAATTCCGTTTGAGTCTATTTGCCATATTAAAAACGCACCGTAATTTAATCCTACCGTTAAAGGACTAGTGCCGACCGCATAATATCTATCTGCACCGTCAAAAGGTGTACCGCCTTTACATACTCTAGCACCTAACCCATACGTGCCTCCTGTACTCGATACTAACGTTCTTAGATCATACGAGCCACCGCAAAAATTACTCGGAGCTGATAAACCTACACTTAAATGAAAATCGGTTGAACCGCAACTTGGCGTAGTAGCAGGTTGTGTAATCGTTTTTGTACAATCTATGTCTGCTCCTCCACTATTTGAGTATCCGGTTGCCGGTGGCGTTACTTTAAACGTTACACTTCGAGCCGTCTCAGTAGATACCTCCGCAAAAGTATCCGGCGAGAAAGTTCCAAGCGTTCCTATTGTTGCGCTACCTTTTACGATAGACCCTTTAGAGGTTATTTGTTGCCCGTAGAGGTTTGCAACTTCGCAAGTAAATTCGGGTAAGCTAGACGGTTGTACAAAATCTTTTGAGCATTCTATTGTAGACCCCGCATTAGTATATCCGCTTGGCGCAGTTACATCAAAATATAGGGTTACCGTTCTATTGCTTCCGGTATTATTTGCGGAATATGAAGTTATTGCAGACCCTCCACTAGTGTCTTTTATAGTTCCTACTACACCGACTCCCGTTGGTTTTGTAATCGTACCGTCTTGAGCTATACTACCACCGTTGAGAGCTTCTATTCCGTTATTAGTACAAGCGAAATTTGTCCCCGTAGGAGCATTTATTGTAACGCTTATTGATTGAGTAGCCGTACAAGAGTTGCTTTCGTTATCATACGCTGACACATATACGGTTGTAGACCCCCCGAAAGAGTTCGAAGAGATAGTTAATGTATTAGAGCTAATAGAAACGTTGACTAGATTAGGTTGAGCTACCGATGTGTTATATCCGGCTATTGCTACATTACCTTGTGTAAAGTACGAGCTTAGGTTTATTGTGTCACTATCGCCTCCAGAGTCTAGAGTTACTGCGGGTATTGACCCGTTGTTAGTTGGTCCTGCGGTACAAGATACCCCCGAAGAGTAAGCCGGTTGTGTTATGTCATACTCGCAATCGATATATACCTCATCGACGTTTGCATATCCATCCGGTATGATAATTCTTACCGTCAACGTTCGAGTCGTAGCCGTAGAAACCGTTGCAAATTTACCATTACTAAAATCACCGGCAGTAGAGGTTATAGAATCGACAACTCCATACGCTAAGCTAGGGGTTGATATTTGACCTTGTTGGTCGATAGTAAGGTTTGTCAATCCGGCGGTATCGCATATAAATGTAGGAGCTACAAATGTAGGCTCTTGTAGATTGAGATAAAACGGACTTCTAACGTTAATCTTTGTACTCATTTTTTATTATTTTGTTTTGCAATAAAATCGATAAAGCTCTCAGCATCTAAACCGAATGCCTCTTGTATTTCGTTTGGTAGGTTCTTATAATATTTTTTAAATGGCTCGGTAAAAAACAGACTCGGCTTTAATCCTTTATAATAGATGCTTCTAGCGATAGCGAATTGTAAAGATTTACGAGTTGTAAATTTACCACCGTCTCTAGGAGCGATTCCACGCTTGACTATCCATTTATCGAGCTTACTCGGAGGAGGCATTTTGTCTTTGTATGCGTAGGGTGTATTATACTTCTTTTTGATACCACTAACACCTCTATCAACGAACGCCCCGTAATCAGCCATCTCTATATTAAATTCTAAGCTATTTTCAGACGTTTTAACGGGGTTTCCCTTTATTGACTTATATAAGTATCCACTAGACGATTTTTTTTGTCTTATAAGGCTTTTTTTCGACTCTTCAATTACTGCGTCTCTAAAAGTGAGTAAGGCATTATGTAACTCTTCGTATTTTAGCATATGTAAATATCGTTATGAATTATAACGTCAAAAGTAGTCGCCCAACCCGCAATCTTATTTTCGAATCTGTCAACGAATGGTTCGCATATTGGATTACCCTCAAGTTGATATTTATCGCTATGTAAAGTTCCGGAGCGTAGCTTTTCGACAAGTTTATTGATTACCGCTAGTTGAGTATTAAGAATATCTTGCTCGTTATCGTTATCTACATATATGTCAGAGGTAGCATCCTTCGATTGGTTTACTACGTCCATAGTCATAACCGTTATATTGAAACTTAGGATACGCTCGAGATGATTTACGGAGTTTATCATTACGTGAGCCAACGGGAATATCGTTTGCTTAGATAAATCCACTTGCGTTATATCGCCATATGTAACGGTGTTAATCGTATCGTCTGCGATTAATTCGTCTCTAAGTTTGTCAGTTATGAGGTAAAAACCTCTTGCTCCCGTTTCGCTCATTTAAAATTTCTTTTTATTTGTTTCGCTTCTAGATCATTCTTCTCTTGTTCAAAGCATAGTGCTAGTAAGCAAGTATTCAAATTCGTTTTTGTTATATCGTCATATTTTGTAATGTCTCCTTTAGCAAGCGAATAGACCGATTGATACCAACCCCACTTACGTCCAAAGTTTTCGATTGCTCCGAGTCCATTGCTTTCTCCTCCAAATATTTCGTCATAGCGTTCGACAAGTCTATCCCTAAATGATAAAAAAAAATCAGCGAACTAAATACGACATCTAAAGGCGTTTTTCTCATTACCTCGTGATATAGGTCTCCCTTATATTCGTCTATAAGGTATTTATCTCCACTATGTTTTTTAACCGGTCTATATAACACCGCCATAACTTTGTGCATATTCTTCCAATCCCCTAAGTTTGTGTCAACGTCTATATACTCGCCGAAGGTCATATCGTCAAGTTGAGGTATAAAACCAAACGTTGTATCACCGGCTTTAAATGTTCGGATTAAATCCGGTTTCTCTGAAAGTAATTTTTCCATAGAGTACACAAGTTTTTTAACATCTTGTACTCGTATTTTCATACCGTCCTCATAATTGATACCGCAAAATATTTCAAGCGTTTTAAGCATATAAAATATCTCGGGGTTCTTCTTTTCGTCCTTCATCGCTTCGTATTGTTGGAGCATCTCTGAATACTTAGCATATTGCTCTAGTGTAAGCTCTGAAAGTTTACTCGGGACTTTTACTTTTATTTCCATATGTATATAACGTTGATATTAATTTTTTGAGAATAAAAAAAGAGGGTGACCCGCAGCAACGATAGAAAACCCTCTTTAGTGTTAAAATGTGTGTAAAGTTTACACTATTGCAAATTTTTAATTTAACATTAGTTTTAATTTTACCGTACTAAGATAAAAAAAATATTTCATTATCAAAAAAAAGAGGGACGCTTTCGCATCCCCCTCGCATTTAAACAAACAAAATCAAATGAAACTAAGAGTAATTTAATTGGTTACGCCACTCTACACTATCCTCTAGCACTTTAAGTCTATCACCTTTTACTCGACCGCACAACGGCACGCATTCGGTAACAACTAACGTTCCCTTTTTATATCTTTTACCTCTAAGGATTATATCCTCTTCAAGCTCTCTTTGAACTCGACCCTCATAACCGGTTTTAAATCTATCCGGTTCACTTACTAATTCACTCCCGATATACTTTCCGTTTAAACGGTAGTCAATATGCCATCCTAAATTTTCAAATATTCCGTGATCCATTATAATTCTATTTTATCGATTTTATTTTTTAGCTCGTTTAGATTTTCTAGCACCTCTGATAAATCTCTAGAAATATCAGCTCTATCATAATACGTTTCATCTCGATTCTCTACTTTAGGAATCAAAATATTTTCAATAAACATAGTTAGATTAGAAACCTCGCCAATACAATTACCTAATTGTGTAGCTCTTACAATACGGTCTCCGATTTTGTCATTTTCTTTAATATAGTTCATACTTGTCGTTTTAATTATATCCGTTTTGATTTGTCTCTAGAGTAGGTGCCGGAATTTTACACCTTTTATTAGAACTCAGCGGGTCAGGGAAACGCTCCTATTTTCACTTCTAGCTTAATTAGGTCACGATATTAAACCCGCGTTTTGTTCTAATTATACCGCAAGTTAATAATATTTTTTTAATTAACAAATTTTTTTAATAAAATTTTTACCTCACCGCGTATTTTCCATAGTTCGGGCGTGATAATTTATTGTATGTAGCGTATCTACAAGCGTCAAGGCTATGATTATAAGCATCGACCGGAGTGTTTAATACGACACCGTTTTTATCCTCTCGCCATTTATAGTTTCTAAATTCTTTTATTGTATTCGTTGAGGACTTAGTTACGAATAGCGAATACCTTTTTAGCATATCTATTCCGATGTTAATCGAGTCGCGACCTTTTGTTGCCGGTTTTATATTCCACCCAAAGCGATAAATCTCATCTATTGACTTCGGTTCAGCTGAGTCTGCATATATTTCGGCTCTTCTATTTATTCCTAGTATCTCCATTTCTTTCGCAATATCTCTGTTTGTCATTCCGGTTCTATAAATTAACTCGTTAAAATATAAACTCGTGTCGCGCTTGTAAACGGCGATCAAGGTAGTGGGGTCGTTAGTGTATCCAAAATCCATACCATAACTCAGAAACTCTGCATCTAAAGGAACATCGTCTATTAACGTAGAACGGAAAATAAGGCTTTTTCCAACGCCAACTTGACCTAGACCGTATATATTCCAATATTGCTCATCGGTATCTCTTAGACGCTCTATTTCTTTTTTAATGTTTTCATCTAGAAACGGATTATGCTTATAGGTTGTGATAAAGAAATCAGCATCGTCTCTAGTCTTTACCTTTTCATATATCCAATGAAACTCATCGGAGGGGTTGTAGTCTATTATAATGCGCTCCTTAGTTCTGAATACTAATTGTTGCCAATCCTCCCAATGTAGCTCGTTAGCTTCGTTTATAAATAATAAATCACGCTTTCGTCCACGTACCTTAGTCGGCTGATCTAAAGATATAAACTCAATGAGGTTTCCGTTTAGGTGATATTCAGCGCTTGACTTATTATGCTTTGTCTCATCGTATAACTCATAGTTGCGAAGTATCTCTATAAAATCTCGCATTGCTGAGGTTCTCAAAGCCGGATAGGTTTTTCTAGCAACCGAAATAGTTTTCTTTGTGTTCTTTAAGGCATACCCGAATATTATCCATAGCAATATGTTATAGGTTTTGCCCGAGCGCGTTCCACCTTGCTCTATTATAATACGCTTTTTAGATTGCTCTAAATGTCTAAAGATTATATTACTCTTCAGCTCCTTCATCTATGATTTCGACTCGGAAGTGATTATTAGTTCCCATATCCACCTCTTGTCTTTCTACATATCCGCGATGCTTAGCTTTGGATTTTAAATAGAACATTATTGACGCTTCTTTTTTGTCTTGTATATTCTCGAATAGCTTAGACTCAACAAAGTCGATTGTAGCCTCTATAATCTCTTTAGCGGCTCTGTCATATGCTTCGTCCTCTTGACACCATCGGTAATGCGTTTGCCTAGAGATGCCTACTTTACGACAAGCTACTGAAACGATACCTAGAGAATTTTCTAATGCCTCTATCATCGCATCTTTCTTCTCGAGTCCCTTTTTTATATTGTCACTATTGTCACTCATTATATATCTTTTTTATCAAGTTCGTATTCCTCAAAACAATGTGGGCAAGTTAGCGTTACCTTCTCTTGTCTTACCTCATCTTTGAATCGGTTTTCCATTTGGTGTTCCTTTTTCTGAAACTCCTCTTGAGAAGTATTTGTCATATTGAATCCAACGCTATCATCTAGCCACGCTTCTAGATTTATATTTTGAAAATAATCTTGCATATCGATATTGTTACCGATTTCTCTCAACTCGATCATTAGGTCATCGTTATCCCATATTGTAAGCTCGTGTGTTTTATTGTCTGCGATTCTATACTCCTTCGCTTTTTGCTCACTTAAATCAGCGACTACGCACTCGACTTCTTCATATCCTAATTGCATTAGAGCTTTATATCGAGCGTGTCCGGTTACGATTACATTTTTCTTATCTAGGACTAATGGTTGATTAAACCCATACTTGCTTATCGATTTCTTTAGAGCTTCTACTGTGCGCTCATTCTTTCTAGCGTTACGCCAATACGGTTTTATCTCAGATAAATTTTTCGTTTGGATTTTCATCTTTGTATTTCTTTTTAATGATTAGTTGCTTTTTTAATTCCCAAGCCTTTTTATATTCCGTATCAGCGAAGAGCTTACTGAATCCGGTTATGTGTTTTAGTCTTATAAGCTCCTCCGATTCCATTCCTAATTCCTCTAATATGTCAGCGTCGCTCCATCCGTTGTCTAGCATCTCAAATACGATATTACTCATCCCGCTTATAGAGTGTTTACCTCTAGCTCTATTGTGTCGTATTGTAGACGCCATCCTATCGTTTATGTCCTTATCGATTACAACGATTGGTAGCTTACCGTGATTCCTTTCAAGTATATCCTTATAACTTTTGCACGTAAAATATCTATGAAACCCATCTATAATAACGTATTTTTTCTTTTTTTGATCATAGACTGTAACCACCGGTTGCGTATAACCGTCGTGAGATATAGACGTATAGAGTAATTTCATCTCTGTTTTAGCAACGCTATTAGGGTTGTAATCGTTAGCTTGTACTTTATCTATATCGACCCACCGTACTCGGTTTATAGGTTGGCTTTTTAATGGTGATATGTCATTAAGAAAATCTTGAACCTTCTCTAGAAACTCAACCTTATCTTCAGCCTCCTCATATTCTTTTATAAATAGTTCTTTAAACTTCATCCGGTATGTATTTATTTTTTATTCGAGTAAATTTAATTTCATCGCCTCTTGCCCATCTTCTAAAATCTTCCATCTCCGGCGTTTCTGTAAAGTTACGCAATTTGTTTAAATCGATGTCATTCGCTAAAATGGTTTGTATCTCGGCTTTGATTAATTTATCTCTATGGTTCATCTTCGCGTAACGAACATCGTAAACTTCCCATTTCTTTTTAAACTTCTCTTTGAGCGATTCATTCTTTACTAGATGCTCAGTTAGATAATCTCGATACTCTTCCCAAGACCTAAACATAAACGGCAACTCTCTTACAAAGTAATCGTCTTTGTTTAGTTTACCGGCAGTATTTATACCGCTCATTCTTTTCGTTAAAGCTAACCAAGTGTCTTTTTCTATCTCTTGCAAATAAAATAACGTCTCGATTGCGGTTTCGTGGTGTAGATTAGAGACTCTCATCTTCTTCGGTTGCACTCCGTACATATATTGGTAATCATAAACCTTTGTATATAGCCATTTATTATCGTGTATCGCTTTCCAAACATCCGTATAGCTCCAATCGTAAATGGGATAAAATGTATATTGATTCTTTTTCGGGTTTAGTTTCTTACCCCAAGTTATGTATTTATATGTCACGTCTTGTGTCATCGCCACTTTACGTCTAGGACTTTCTTCGGCTCTTACCCCACCGAGTAATATTGTATTTTCGGGAAAGTCTTTCTCAATTATCTTATTGAATAAATCGTAAAACCCCTCAGTACCGTATGTATTTTTCTGAATAGAATAAGGTTCTCTAGGTCTCATAGTTTCGACTCCATCCTCCCAAGCCGTAATCCATTGCTTTAAGGTTGAGGTTGCGTTATATATCTTAAAAGGTATTTGATACCATCTTAAATCGACTTCATCCTCGTTATATATTTCTCGCATATGCTCAATAACTGCGCCCCACTCAGCCTCTTGATCTATAAATATTGCTTTCACCGGTAGCTTACCTTTCTCTCTAGCCACCTCAATAGCGATTCTAAGCGTTACTGTCGAATCTTTTCCACCCGAGTAACCTTCTAGTACCTCATCGAATTCATCGTACAAATAACGTACTCTATTCAACGCCTCTTCATATACGTTTGTTTTTTTATAAATCTTCATACGTTGCCTATATATAAAATTGATTGTCCTACATCGTGTCCTAAGCTCGATACTACTCCGGTATGCTCAAAAAATGTCGGAACCGTAATAGTCCAAGGTATGTTATTATCTACGAAATAGTCTTGTATTACTACATCGTGATGCTTTTGTCGATTCTCATTCATTAGATATTTACCGTGAGTCTCAAACCAAGTTTCTACTTTACAAGGCAGGTCTTGTTGATTTATAAATACACTAGCTTGATCATACCAACCTCGCTTTTGAACCTTAGTAACATATCCAACGTCTTTATATTTTAGAAGATGTCTTTGTCTTGTAAAGAATGTGTATAGTTCTGAGCCTACCTCAGCGTGTAGTTTTTCAAATCGCATTCTAAAATCATACGTTGTGATTACGTCGTCTGTACATAAGAGAATCGGTTCATCTTTTTTCGCACCTTCTAACATCTCTTTAAACATTCGCATATAATTCCAAAACGCGCCTTGCTTTCGATAGTCTATGAATAATTTATATTCTATATCGTTTACCTCAAGACAATCGGTGAGCGAATTGAGATAGTGATTCCTGTTAGGAATTGTTATTATTCCGGCTCTCATTAAAATAAACTTGTTAAAATGTAGAAATTATTAAACTCGAAAATGTTATACTTCCAAAATAAATTGCATAAGTCATTATAGGTTATGTCTTTTTTATTTGGATTGAGTCCGGTTGCTTTGTAAGTCTGAGGAAAATAACCGTCTTTATAATACATTAAAAAATACCTGTTACATATTTGCAATATTTTTTGTTGGTATTCTATATCGACATAATTCATACTCCCGAATAAAGAAACTGCTACATCGGTGTAGCCAATATACTCCTCGAATTTTTCTTGCTTAAATGAAAATGGCGGGTGTTTTTCTCTAGCTATGTCTAGCATTTTTTCGCTTGGGTCTATGCCAATATATTTATCCGGCTTCAGACTAAACATATCTAATAATAAACCCGTACCGCAACCGATGTCTAAAATAGATTTGTTATACAAGTATGGCGTTAGCATATTCGCTATCGCTCTATTTTCTTTCATAGAATAATCATCGTCAAAAAGAGTGTCGTATATATCAGCTATGCTATCGTAGCTATCCATATTAATAAGTTTTGAAACCGTAACCGGCTTTTAGATTTGAGACTCGTTTTTCTAGTCGCTCTTTATCCTTTTTTAAATCTTCATTTATTTGTAATAGCAACTTCATTTGACCTTCTACATATTCGAGTCTGTCAATAATATTATCGGTGTTTTTATATCGTTTGCGATGTTTATTTTTCTTCTCGACTATATCCTTTATGTTATTGTACTTATAAAGAAACTCTTTATTTTTTATTTCGAGTTGAGACTTACAAAATTTAACACCGTGTAAAACAGTAGCGTGATCTTTTTTTACGCTTCGACCAATCGAATATAAACTTTTACCGTCACTAGCATATTTTCTGCAAAGGTCAAAATAGATAAACCTCGCCTCGCAAAATTCACGCCTTCGTGTTTTGGTAGTTATGTCAACTCCGGTTTCCTTATTTACAATATTTAATATTGTCATTTTATTCATACTATTTTTAATTTTAATAGGTTATAACATTCGATATATCTCTCTCGAGCTTTCGACTTATACTCTTGTTTAAATAGCTCAAATAACTTTTTTCGGTATTGATAATCGGTTTTGCAATCTTTGTAGTATTCTCTACAAAACGCTTTGCCTTTGCCGTAGAAATAATTTACATTATCCGCAGTATCACCCGCTATCATTTGCTCATAGAAATTATATCTCGCCTCATCTTCGCTTACATCGTAAACGCATCGATGTTTGAAACCGTAATTATATATTAATGCGGGGAATTGCATATAATCTTTGTCAATCGATACTATCATAACCGAATCGCGTCCGGCATCTCTGCTTATCTTATACCAATATGTCGCAACTAGGTCATCGGTCTCTACTCCGCTCCCACTTATACCTTCGTATGCTTGAGAAACGTAATAGTGCATTTGACCTAATAACGGTGGCTTTGGTTGATTAAGCCTATTCGCTTTGTACTTCTTCGTCAAGTGCTTTCTGAAATTACCGGTTGAGCCGTTAAATGTTAATACTTGATCAACGTTATAAATCTCTTCAATATCGTTTATAATCTTCATAAACGTTTGGTCAAACTTAGCTTTAGCATCTTCTAAGTTTTCATAAAACGGCTCTTCATCGGGTTGCCTATTTGTTCGGTAGCAACTAGCGAATATCATCGAATCCGCATCAACTAATAATATCATACTTTTATAGTTACATCGTTTCCATTAGAGTCTGTTCCTATCGTTACGGGGTCGCATATTTCGTGGCATTTTGAGCATACCGCAATTTCGACCGGAAACAAAGGAGCAAGACAACAATCGCTAAACACTTTCATCTTCTATTTTTATTGGTTCTTCTAAATTTAATTGTACATCGACACCGTTAATCCAAGCGGGGTACTCAGGATTAACTTCCATAGAATACCCCATCTTTTTCCCTTTGTAATGTACCTCCACAGAGACAAATATATCTTTACGCATTAATTGTAGCATAAATACTTTGTCATCGTTTGACATCTTATTATATAAGTCTATTATCTCGTTTTTTATCGGGAATCCCATTATGGTATATATTTTACAAGTTCGAGATTTAATTCCTTAGCCACATAGTTAATGTGTTTCTGAGTAGTCATCGACCACCATCCACGCTCTAATAATTTACCATCTTCGATAGTAGCAACGTGAGTATAATAAGAGATAACTTTATTACCTTCTATTCGCAAGTTTTGTTTGTATCGATCAAGTACCATAGCGCGTCCATTTATGATTTTTACAAAATTCATCGTATTCTTTTTTATGCAATTTTATTTGCTTAAATCCTTCGATAAACATTTTTACAATATCGCACGCTTCTTCTAAAGTCTCAACGGCGCATTCTTTTGTTCCTTCCGCAGTAGGTACGGTTACGTGGTAACGCTCAACCTCTACAATCTTTTCGTTTTTGCCATACCCTTGTTTTTGAGCATAGCGTTTAAATTCGATAGTCCAATCGTTTCTAGTCATAATTTTAAATTTAAATCTTTGTGTTTATCCTCGCATTTACGCGCTCTCAGTATCGCTCGGTTTTTGTCGAGGCGCATCGTAGATATTACCTCATTACTAGCGTTTAAGTCAATCTCTAAACTATTTACATACAAAGCTATTTGATGCATCGCGTTTAATAGTTCTTTCGTTTTCTCAGTAGGCTTCTTATCGTGTGATTTTTTTATAGTATAATAAACCGTATTAAAGTTATCAGTATATAAATCATACTTTACTAAGGCTACATTTTTATAATTCGAATAGTCCATAGACCCGAAATTACAAAAAAGAATGTTATCAACAAAACTTTTTAATTAAATATTTATTTTGTTTCGTTTATTTCGTTTAGGTTTTTGATAATTGCTTGACTTTCATCTAATAAGTAGACCTCTTTATTTTTTCGCTTTGTAGTCCATAACGTTGTGTCCGGACAATACATCTGAACCGGTTCGGGCATTTCTATTTCGTTGAGGTAAAAAAGATAATTTGCTTTAGGGTCGTTTACGAAATATAGCTTTACCATATCGTATGGCATATCCATTAACGCTTTATATTTCGAGACCTCTAGCATTTTAGTTTGGTAATAAGTTTGTCTAAACTTCATCTCTATTACGCACTCGAATCCTTTAGGCGTTGCGCCTACGGCATCGTAATGGTCGAAACCGCCACCGCACCATTCTAAGTCCCAACCGTCAAAGTTTAATAGAGCAATAACGGCTTTTTCCCATTTATGTACTTCGCTAATCTTCACCGAGTAATAATTCGTCAAGCTCTCTTACCCAACGTTTAATTTCATCCCTACCGTTTTGATTACAAGTGCAAGGCTTATAGAATCCGTGTCCAAAATAAACAGAATGTAAAGATGCTATTTGTTCTAAATCGGTCTTTCTTAATTCGTTTTTATAGTTCTTTTTAAAGTTTCTGAACCATATTCGGTCTTGTGGTTTTATTAGTCCCATAATTTTAAATCTACTTTATTTAATTTCTTTTTACGTTTGTCGCATCCGCAACTTTCATACTTTAACCAATCGACTACTACCTTATGCACTAGCCATTTTATTCCGGTGTAGGTTGTTATTTTCTCAACTAAGTCCCCGAGTCTCATAATATTTTCTTATTTCTTTTTTAATTATTTTAATTGTATTCCTCAAGCTCCAATAGGTTATATTCGTTGATCTAGATAATTCAGCGACCTTCATTTTATCTAAAAAGACCTCTTTAAATATCCTTCTCGAATAATATTTACCAAGCTCCTCTTTAGTATATTCCGCTTCAGTAATCTCTTCTTTTTCTAAAAGCTCCAAATATAAATCATCGTTGTACCATTCTTGTATCGATAAATGCTTATCGTAAATATCGTCAATAGATTTCTCATCCTCTGAGCTTGATTCGTCTTCGATACTCAAATCGTAATAAGGTATTGTGTCAACTTTGCTCTTTTGTCGATGATAATCCATATACATATTTTTTAAAGTGACGTATATAAAAAAGTAATTAATCTCGTTTTCATACATTATATTCTTCTTATACTCTTCGACGTACTTATACACTTTGATGTACATCTCTTGTACTATGTCCTCAGCAACGCTAGGGTTGCATCCCATATTTAGGAGGAGGCTAATCCAATGTTTATGGTCTTTAGCTAATAATTCTAGTACAGACTCCACCACGTTATATGTAAACCTACTAACAAAAAGCAAAAGGTTATTTGATGATACATATCGTTATCATCGACCTCTTCTATTGCGGGGTCAATACGTGGATTATAATAAATAAAGCCTAGTGATAAGCCGTAAATTGGTACTATTTGAACATCGAATCCCATCCCCTTTTTACGACTAAGTTAAACATTTATTTTAAAATGTACTAAAAAGGTAAGTTTTTTGGCGTTTTAACGAGTTCTAAGAGGTTTTCTTCTTCTACGGTATAGCCTACGTTATTTGGCAACGCTTTAAACTTTATAGGCGCGTTTAACATAGTAGGTCGTCCTCCGGTTTCAATCTCTTTTACTTTTCGCACGTGAAGATGTGTATTTATATATTCGCTAGGATGTTGAATATAACGGTGTATTACCCAAAAGTCATCGGCACGGTTTACGAATTTTCCTCCACCTTCTATATCACTAGCAAGAGGCGGTACAGGATAACCGGCAAACTCATCCTCGAATCGGTGCAGAGTTCTCAGAGCTGAAGTATTAGCGTGGGTGTTTAGCCAAGTAGATACGTTATAGTCTTTGCAAAAGATACGAATCTCAGTACAAGCGTGGTAGTCGTACTCGTGACCGCCTACGTTTTTTAATAATTCGAAATCCTTCTTTAGAGAGTTGTAAGGGTCTATAAAAAAGCCATCGTATTCCCAAGCGTCTTTAATTACTTTCCCAAGAGATAAAAGCTCCTTATAAGTATACATCTCAGCGGCGTTTATAAATTTGAAATGCGTATTAATAAACAAAGAAGTTCTATTCATTCCATTATCGCTTACCTTTTCAAGCGGCAAGCCTTCTATATATTCTATAAGTTTACGGATCAACGAATGCGCGGGGTTCTCGCTCGAATATACTAACCACTTTTTGCCGTGTAGTATAGAATACAAAAGCATAATATACAAAGCCATAGACGTTTTACCAACGTTCGCGTGTCCTAGTACAATATTAAAATTAGAGGGTTTAAATCTTATATACTCATCAATAGCGGGGAAACCTAATCTCGAGCCGGTTTTAATCTCACCGCTTCTTATCTTTCTGAGGTAATTTAGTTCATCGTTAAATTCTATTATCATTTCAGTCGTTTTTGTAAAGATAAAAAAAAAGGGAGGTTTTACCCTCCCATTAAATTAAAACGGTAATCCGTTATCGCTAGTTTCAACCCTATCGGGCATATGCGTATTAGCACTAACCGGAGTATCCTCTTCACGAGTCACTCTAGCGAAAGCTAGTTTAGGTCTACCGCTGTCATCTTTTTTATCGGGCGACTTTGTTATCTGAAAATTTGCCCAACCGTTAGAACGATTAATAGCATCTTCTCGAATACTTTGCAAGTACTTAATCATATCATCGACCACAATATCGACATTAGCAACTTGCCAATCGAATTTTGGATTTTTAGCGAATACCGGTTTTACAAGTTCGGTTTTGTATTTAAAATTTGCCATAATATATTTTTAAAGTTCAGCTAATATAGTTCTCATTTGATTAAAATCCTCTTTTGTACGCTCCCAAATAATATCAGCGTTATCTTGAGCATACGCTTCCATATTAGCCTTATAACATACTTGTAGCATAATACTATCGTTAGTATTCGCCGGTCTACCACCGCCCGTAAATTTAGGCGCACTCTTAGCATAATCTCTTGGAGACATAGCTATCTTACCGTTTCCTTTGTCGTTTAGATCATATTCGAAAGTATGACCTACTAATTCGTCTTTAGCGACGCCTAAAACTACATTAAAATCACCGTCGGGGTTTTTCTCTGTTTTTTTAGTAAAGAAAGCAATCTTTTCACCGTGTTTAAAAATTACTTCGTTTTTAACTAAGTCTTGGAAGCCTGGCTTCTTCTCGACTAGAACAATAGTTCCTTTCATTTTATATATATATTTAGATTAATAAGAGCTAAGTTATTAAAAATAATGTTAATAAAAAAGAGGATACTCAAAAAAAGTACCCTCTTAATTACGACTGAGAAACAATATATGAACTATTGCGTATCAAATATAACCATTTGTATCTATTTGTGCAACGTTTCCGCTAAGTTTTTATAGTAGTCTATAAGAGCTAATAAATCAGCGTTATTAAACTTCGATATATTACGGCATTTACTTTCTAATATATCAGCGGTGTCGCTTCCGTATTCTTTATTCAACCTTTGCCCGAATCGGAATTGCTCCCCGTATCCGTGTATGTTACATTTATAACATTGCACTTGGCAATTTAATTCGTCCCAACGAGTCGCGTAGTGTTTGCGAGACATAAAGTGTCCGCATTGTAAATTTTTCCAATGGTCTTTTTTGCCGCAAGTATAACATTCCGCAATACCGTTCTTAGATTTTCTGAGACGTATATATTGGGAAAATACTGTGTCAAGTTTTTTAATTATACTCTTTCTACTTTTTAATCGCATCGGTTAAATCTTTCTCATTCATATGAGCTTCTAAGATATACCCGTCTAGTGGACTAATTAGTGCGATAGCTTTATATATTTTCCTAGAGATTGCTTTAGTGTTTCTCTTTTCGATTATCGTACTATCGAGACCTAGATTGGTATACATATTAGCATCGATTTCTAAAAGACTATCAACCTTTCGTTTTACGCTCCAAGTTTTATAGCCTGTAATTTTTCTAATTCTTTCTTCTATTTCCATTATTTTTTTATATTGTATATATATATAAGCGATTATATATCTATATATAACTATATATAATCTCTAATATATAACGTTATATAACGAGCTTTTGTCTCGCTACCTATACGAATATACCAATTATTTAAATAAGTTGCTTAAAACGGCTAAAAATAGCCTTAAAAAGCCTTATAGATGAAGTTTATTAGCGAATGCTTTTATTTAACCTTGTCTTTTAACTTTTCGTATGTTCTCAAACCACCGAGACCTAACATACCCAATAAAACAGTCATTAAATGCTCCATTTGTAAAGCGGGTGGAATTGTTTCAGGTTTTATTGCCCAAATAAATAAATCTCTTATTACAAAGTTATATGCTAATGCTACTCCACAGACCCAACCTATAAAAGGTCTCCACCCTGCTACAAATACTGTGCGGTGTTGTGCTTCTATTTCGTTAATTCTTGTTTGTATTTCTAATAGCTGATTAGGGTCAAGTTCTTTGCCTTTTATGGCTTCCCTAATTTCCCAAGCTAAATTACCCGCTACTGACTTTCTTCCGTTGCCTCCTTTTAA